GACCACAGCAGCCTCAACGCCACGAGCCTCAGCGCCGACGACCACATTCAGTACCTCACGACCACGAGGCACACCGCGCTGACTGGCTCCCACGTCACCAACGGGAACACCCACGACCACGTCGGGGGGGATGGCGGGACTGTTGACCACGGGAACCTTGCAGGTCTGACCGGGGACGACCACACCCAGTACCTCACCACCACGAGGCACACGAACCTCTCAGGCGCTCACGTCACCAACGGCGACAGCCACAACCACTCCGGTGGTGATGGGGGTTCCGTTGACCACGGCGCCCTTGGTGGTCTGACAGGGGACGACCACAGCGCGGTGTACGCCAACCACAACCTGAACGAGACGATCACGGGCAACTGGAACTTCTCCAACCGGGTCCGGTCCAAGGGCAACTACGTCGTGCGCTCCTCAGTGGGCGGCTACATCCACGTCTCCTCAGGTGGACCTTCTGGTGGTACGGACGGCGACATCTGGCTTGAATGGTGACCATCTACACGCGCACTTCGGGAACGTGGCGAACCACGATTGACCCGCATGTCAGGGTCTCGGGGACGTGGCGCGACGTCCAGAACGCTTATGTCAGGCTCAGCGGGTCGTGGCGCAGCGTCTACCAGCGCCGGGCGCCCACACAGGTGTCGACGTGGAATCCCACGGACTCGGCCACATGGCGGACCGACTACGACTACTGGCGGACTGACAACGACGACGTCTATCAGGGGTCGTGGGCCGGGTACGGCAACTACTACGGCCTGTACTTCTACAACTCGTCCAGCATCCGCTCGGTGCTGCAGGCCGACGGTGGGCGCGTCATCACCAACTTCCGCGCCTACCTCGTGCGCAAGAACTCCTCGCATGGCTACACCTCGGCGCAGAGTGTCTACGCCTACCTGCACAACTACGACTCCCAGCCGGGTGGCATCCCAACTATCTACAGTGGGCCCTACAACGTGGGGTCCTTCACCCGAGGTCAGGCGAAGTGGGTAGACCTCCCCAACTCGTGGGCTGAGACGCTGCGCGACGGGACGCGCCGGGGCATCGGGTTCTACAACGGCTCCAGCCCCTACGTTATCTTGGACGGGCAGAACACGAGCAGCACCCGTGGCCGACTGGAGATAACCCACTCATGAGCGACACACCTGACGCAACACACGAGAGCGCCCCACTGACACTGGACGAGGTCGACCGCCTCATCCACGTCAGCGAGTCCGAGATACTGGAGCAGGTCAGCAGGGAGAGCCCCCTGTTGGTGCGTGCCATCTCTCTGGGTATGCAGAACGAGAAGTTGAAGAGCGTGGTCGTGCAGCAGACCGCCGCGCTATCACTCGCTGAGGCCGAGGCCGCGAAGGGCCACGAGGCGATGGAGCGCGAAGCAGCACGAGAAGCATCCGAGCAGGAGTAGCCCTTGGCCGTCTTCGGCCTCACAGTATTCGGGACAGGCGAACTCTACGGCCTGCCCGGATTTGGTGCGCGTGCAGGTAAGGGCTTTGCCGCTGAGACGATGACTGCTGAGCCCTTGGGCCAAGCCAAGGAGGGTCGCTACGGGCAGGTGCGCATCGAGTGGGTGCCACCGGTGGGCGACTGGACGAGGGTCCGTCTCAACAGGCGCTTCACCGGATTCCCCGTGTCGTCCCCTGACGGCACCATCATCCACGAGAGCGCCAAGTCGAACAACGTCGTAGTCGTCATCGACGACGGGCTCACCGAAGGCGTCACGGCCTACTACACACTCTTCGTGCTCGACGAGTCTGGGTCCTCTGACGTCTGGTTCCGAGCGGGGGAGGCGTGGTCGATTGTCGTTGAGGACCATGACTTCCACTGGCTGTTGATGCAGGCGCTCCCGGACGCGGCCATCACCGCTGACTACGCCGCGTCTGACATCCTCGATGAGGAGCGCAAGTACCCCCTGACGAGGTTCTTGGAGGTCATCGCCTTCGAGTTGGACCGGTTCAAGTCCCTCATCCGTCCGCTGGAGGCGCTCTACGACCCAGAGCAGACCCCTGCTGCGGGCATCCCTCTGCTCGTGAGCCAGTTCGGCATCGTGCCCGAGCCCAGCATCGGCGTCACCCGCCTGCGTTCTCTGGCGAGCAACGCGGCCTACCTCAACTCCAAGCGCGGAACGCTCCCCGGTGTAGAGGCTCTGGCCAGCGTCTTCACAGGCTGGGGGGCGACCGTCACCGAGGGCATCAACCTGATGCTCCGCGAGGACCCGGACTCATGGTCCCTCGACGGCACTGCGACCTTCATCACCGACCTCATCGCCAACCCCCCGTCGGACTCCAGCGCTCAGTGGGGCATCACGATGGGGGATGCTGCCGCCGTCAGGATGCGCACCGCAGACGTGGCAGGCAGCGAGCACCTCTACTCGGCGCCGGTCACCGCGAGCACGGACTACACCTTCTCCTTCGAGGTCTTCCCTGAGACCACCACCGAGGACTTCACCGCCGTGCTCCGCACCTACACGGGCGACGGCACCTTCATCAGCGAGAGCGCGGGCACGCCGGTCACCGCAGCCTCCGGGGGCTGGACGACGGTGACGCACACCTACAACGCCGACGCCACGGCCCTGTTCATGGAAGTGGCCATCGACGTCACCGGTGGCACCAATGGGGACGAGCACTTCTTCAAGAACCTGCAACTGGAGGAGGCGCCATCGGCAACCACCTACGAGCCCGCTCGGCAGGTCATCTTCGCTTTCGAGTCGCCGTACACCAACCACATCACCACGCCCTCCTTCGAGGACGCCATCGCTCCCGCGTTCACCGTGACCAACGCCACCCCCGCCTTCGACGCCACCTACGCGCGCTTCGGGGCCGACAGTTGGCAGGTCACACCCACCACGCCCGGTATCGACACCGTCGTTGAGTCCGACGACACGATGCCCGTGCAGGCGGGGGACCCGGCGATGGTGCGCGTGAGCATCCGGCCCGTCACCACCGACACCGACGTCACTGTGGACCTCGTGTGGCTCGACGGGGGCGCCTCTGAGGTCAGCCGCACCAGTCAGGTATTCAGCCTGACAGCCGACGGCTGGAACGACATGTTCCTCGCGGAGCAGGCTCCCGGGACCGCGACGCAGGTCAAGATAGAGGTGACGTGGCAGGACACGGTCTTCAACATCGACGCCGTGGCGCTGGTGGACACCTACGGCGTGCAGTACTTCGATGGCACCACGCTGGCGGGAGAAACGTACTGGGAGGGCGGCCTCGGGAATGAGCACAACGCCATCTCCTACTACTACCCCCTGCGTCAGGTCAAGACCTTCCGGCTCGACGACGTTCTTCCGAACTTCCTACCGTTGAACAGGTCATTCGCTCTCCAGTTCGATGATTCTCCCTGAATCTGGGGTGCTAACTAAAGTTGTCGCCCAGTTGACCTGTTCAACCTAGCGATTCAGGTTGAGTTTCCAGAGTTGTACAGGTAGGGTTGCTTCTCCGAGGAGAGGCCAACCGTGACACCCTTCGTCATCGCCGCACTAACGCAGGCAATCGTGGACGTCATCAAGACGCTGCGCTTCCTGCCACCGATGTCGTCGGCCGTGAAGTTCGCTGTCGCTGCGGCGGTCTCGTTCCTGCTCGCGCTGCTCATCTCGGGTGGCGTGGACTGGACCCTCTGGGGAACCTCGCTCGCTCTCGCCCACGTCCTGCACGTAGTCATCCGACTGCTGCTGGCTGGGGCGGACCGCGTGAGGCTCCTGTCCATTCTCGACCAGCGCCTCTCTGGACGGCGCTAACCCAACACTGGAAGACCAACCATGAGCACTGAAATCCTTATCTTCGGCACTGGGGAGTTCCCCCGCCGCAACTTCAACCGCGTGGCTGACGAGTTCTTCGGCAACGAGGACTTCGACTACCCCGTCACCGCCGTGTTCTTCGCGGACAGCGACTGGTCCGCAACCACGGACGTGGCGTTCGACTACGCCATGGAGAGCGAGTACTTCACCGACGAGCCCGTCGTTCTGGCGCCGACGGACGACGAGAAGGTCGACGACCTCAAGTTGCTCGAAGACCTCACCTCCGAGGGCGCCGTCGTGGAGCGCTACGACGACGTCTACGCAGGCGTGATGACACGCAGTGACTTCACCCACGCCCTGTGCCTGTTCGACGAGAACGACGAGGACCTCGCGGAGGACGTGATGGTGTTCGTCGAGGACGGCCGCGTCGTCTACGACGTCGTCGGCGGGATGCTGGAGTTCGATGTCGCGGTGGAAGAAGCCGAGGACGTCGAGCCCGAGCACGTCGAGGAGCCGGAGGACGACGAGATGGAAGCGGTCAACCCCGATGACTCCGCACCGCCGGACCCGGAGGAGAAGTTGCACCCCAAGGTCAAGGTGGCGCTGGACAAGTTGCACGAGGCGCTGAGCGACTCCGACTCGGGCGACGCTGACACCAAGGCGCTGGCCAGCCAGATTGGCCGGGGCGCCATGGAGAAGACCCTCGCCTATCTCGGCATCGAGCAGTACAAGGGCATGCACACCAAGACGATGGTGGACGAGGTGCTGGACTCGCTCTGGGAGACGATGCAGGCTGCGGAGACGTCCGACGAGGAGCCGGAAGAGGACCTCGGTAGCGAGGACTCGGCCGACAGCGACGACAGCGTGGACTCTGCGGACAGCGACGACTCGCCCGACGAGGACGAGGAGGAGCCAGAGGCGCAGGACGTCGAGGTTGCCACCGTGCAGGAGGACGCCTACGTCGGGGGGGAGCCCACGGTCACCTTCAGCGACGGCACGAACGAGAACTCGTCGGGGACCTACAACGGCTACACCGTGGACGCCCGACCGGCGATGGTGCACGTCGCCTTCGCTGACCTCGTGGAACTGCTGGCGCTCTACGACGGCGATGTCGAGGAGGCGGTCAAGGCCGCTGCTGCCTTCGGAGTCACGTTCGAGGACGCTCGCTGACGGCCCGGGACGTGGGGCTGGGAGCGGTTTCTGGCCCTGCGTCCTGTGCGTCAAGTCTGGCTCCGTGGGGTGCGATGCGTTCCCGAGTGCCAAGCAACCTAACCGACTGACCTCCGGGGGTCAACCGTGAATCCGAACGACATCGCTGACCTGACCGACGAGGAGCGCCTGCTGCTGGTGCTGATGGTCCGCAAGCGAAAGGCCAAGACCGGCACCGTGCGGGACACCGCCGAGCAGGTCTGCCAGCGCCTCGGCTGGACCCACAGCGACTACCGCGGGCGGCTCGGCATCCTCGTCGACATCGAGGCCGTGACGCTGTCCGCCAACGGCCGGGTCACGGTCCCAGCGACCACGGCTGAGGTCGTGGACCACCACGCCGACCTGCTGGAAATATCTGGTCGCCTCGTGCGCCCCGGCGCGCCCGCGCGCGGGAGTCTTCCAAGCAAGAGGCTCGGGGACTCAGGAAGTTCCCCTACCCCCCTACGGGGGGATAGGGAACATCCCTCCCCCCTCACCTCCCCGCAAACGGGAAATCGGACCCGCCGTCGAGGGGAGAAAAACTGGACCCCGTTCGACCTCGCCAACCACTTCGCGACGAGGGTCACGCAGTTCGCTGGGCACTCGCATGTGCCGCCCGGCGTGAGCAACAAGAAGGCCCTCGCTGCCAACTTCCGAACGTGGGTCAACGAGGGCATCGACGCCGCCGAACTCCGAGCCATCATCGACTACTTCGCGGCCAACATGGCGCGCTACGTCAGCGACGGTGTGCCAGTCTGGAAGTCGTTCCTCGCTCGCCGTGCTGCCATCTGGGCTGACTACCACGGTGAGCAGCCCGAGGTGTACGACGAGGCTGATGACAGCAACTCCGACTGGAGCCTTGACAATGCCTGACCCGTCCGTTAGCGTCAGCAGTGGTCTCCGTTTGTGTGTCGGTCCCGAGAAGCCAACATCCCAAAGTAGGCCACCAACGACTAGCCCCTGTGTCCTTGGCCCTTCCTCGGGCCTGCGGTGGATGCAGGGGTTGGTTGTTGGAACCGCGAAGCACCACTCGACGCCAGATACGCAGAGGAACTCTCGATGACCTTCTCAGCACCACTCCCCGACCGCTTCGACGACGTCCTCGACTGGTTCGTACCCCTGCCCTCACAGGAGCCCGTCGCGGAGTGGGTCGCCGCCTACGACGGTGGAGCGCAGGGCTTCTCCCTGCTGGGCCCCCCGGGCTCGGGCAAGACCGCGAGCGCCTGCTGGGCAGCGAGGTCCGCCGAGGCCGTGACCGGCGTGTCCGTCGGCTACGTCACCTCGCTGAAGTACCAGCACGCGCTGCAGGCCCGCATGAGCCTTGAGAGCATGGCCAAGGCCGCGCCCCCTGAGAGCCTCGCTGAGGTCTGGGAGCGGCACGAGAACGTCACGGGATGGACGAAGTGGTTGCGCACCGACTGTGACCTGCTCGTCTTCGACGACTGGGGCAAGGAGCACACCACGCACACGAGGTTCATCGAGGACGAGATTGAGTTCCTCTTGCGTGACCGCTTCGACCACTCGCTGCCGACGCTGCTGACCAGCAACATGGGACTGTCCTCCATCAAGACCCGGTTCGGTGACGCGATGTCGTCGTTCATCCACGAGGCGTTCCCGCCCATCGCCATCACAGGTGACGACCGGCGCCGCGCATGAGCATCAACGACTCCCCTGCACCGCGCCTGCTCATGGTCTGGGAGGGTCTCATCGCCCTGCCCAGCAAGGAGCGCGAGTTCGACGAGACCGACACCCTGATGCGGCTGTACCCCACCCGCGCGCTGAACGGCTGGGTCACCGACGCCCGCATGAGTGCCCGCCTCCGCGACGCGTGGGACCACTCGGCCTACGTCATGGACGCCATCACGTTCTTCGGCAAGCGCGCGGCCGACGCCATTGAGCAGCGCCTACGGTCCGAGCACGCAGCCATCGACCAGATGCTGTACGCCGACGACCCACGACTGCTGGACGAGATGAGCATCGAGCACTTCGGGGTCTACCACGGCGCCGATGCCTACAAGGGCCTGCTGGGCGACGCCGAAATCTACCTCTGGAACCCCGACAACTTCGATCTGCCTAACTGATGGATGCCCCACGCTCACTGCTGACAGCCCTCCTGCGGGATGGCGACTTCAAGCAGATAATCGACGAAGGCATCACCCAGAAGGACTTCCACGAGGACGCGCCGCGCAAGGCGTTCGAGTTCGTCCGCGAGTTCTGGCTGGACCACAAGGAACTGCCCACCCGCAAGACCGTGGAGCAGGACTTCCCTGACGCGCTGCTGCACGACCCCGAGGCCTCCGAGCCCCTGTCGTACTACGTCACCGAGGTGCTCAACGACACCCGCTTCGGCCTGCTGTTCGACGGCATCCGCGAAGCCGCTGGTGAGATAGACACCGACGAGCGCGTCTCCAAGACCGATATGGACCGCGCCGCAGCAACCCTGTCGGTGATGCTGCAGGACTACCACGAGCGCGGGGGCAACCTTCGGGCGGTCGACATCGCTCGTAGGGGCTCTGAGTGGTGGATGAAGTACCTCGCTGACGCGAAGGACAACCGCTCCATCAAGGGCATCCCCCTCGGTCTGCCCGCGCTGGACCACAACCTCGGTGGCCTGAGGCCTCAGCAGTTGGTGACCATCACCGGCCTGCCCAAGAGCGGTAAGGCGCAGCCTCTGACTACGCCTGTGCTGACCCCTTACGGGTGGAGGCAGATGGGTCGCCTAGCCGTAGGGGACTTCGTCATCGGAAGCAGTGGAGCCCCCACTCGCGTGGAGGCTGTCCACCCCCAAGGGGTCGTCCCCACTTACCGCGTGTCGTTCTCCGACGGCGGGTCCACCGAGGCGTGCGGAGAGCATCTGTGGCAGACGCTCCCGCACAACAAGAAGGAGCGGGTTCTTACCACGGTAGAGGTGCTTGCCCTCCTGTCGAGCGGCAAGACACGGGACCTGTATGTGCCCGTAGCCGGTGTCTCTCAGTTCTCAGCGACGAGCCACCTGCTCTTGGAGCCTCGGCTTATGGGCCTCCTCCTCGGCGACGGCTCTTTCCGGCCGGGAGGCCCGACTCTTTCGTCGGGGGACGAGGTGCTGGTCCGGTACGCGGAGGTGTCTTCCCCCGGAGCCACGAGCACCTCGCAGACGGACAACCACTGGGTCGTACGGTTCAACAAAGGCTCGATGCCTCACAACCCTGTTGTCAGCGCGCTTAAGACGCTCGGCCTATGGGGTCGCTTCTCCGTGGATAAGTTCATCCCCGAGGTGTACCTGCGCAGTTCTCCTGCGAACAGGATGGAGTTGCTGCGGGGGCTTATGGACGCCGACGGGGGTATGAACGGCAAGTCCGTGTGCTTCTACACGTCTAGCGAAGGTCTTCGGGACGGCGTGTGCGACTTGGTTCGGGGACTCGGTGGGGTTGCCACGGTGCGCCCCAAGGAGGGCGAGCACAGGGTGTCGTACACCGTGTCCATCAGGCTCCCGACTGAGGCCGGCTCTCCCTTCGGGTTGGCTCGGAAGTCGGAGGCTTGGGCCGCGACGGGGTCGGCACAGAAGAGGCCGCCGTCACGACGGATTGTCTCCGTCGAGGAGGTTGAGCCACAGGACTCCCAGTGCATCACGGTGGCAGCCGATGACTCCCTGTACGTGACCGAGGACTACGTCGTAACCCACAACTCTCTGGTCACCCTGAGGTCTGCCATCGAGGCCAGCCGCTGGGGGTACCGGCCGCTGTTCGTGTCCTTCGAGATGAGCGTGACCGAGCAGGAGGAGCGCTACCACGCGCTGAACTCCCATGTCTCGCTGACGCGCATGCAGCAGGGGCGCCTGCGGAGCAGCGAGCGCAAGAAGGTGCAGAAGTCCTTCCGCTACCGCGAGCGCAACATGGGCGGGTTCATCATCGCGGAGGACCCCCACTCGATGACCACCGTCACCGCCATAGCCAGCCAGATTGAGACCCACAACCCCGACATCGTCTTCATCGACGGGGTCTACATGATGGATGACGAGCAGGGTGAGGACACCGGCTCCCCGCAGGCGCTGACCAACATCACCCGCAGCCTGAAGCGGCTGGCCCAGAAGAGCGACGTCCCCATCGTCATCACCACGCAGGCGCTGGGGTGGAAGACCACCAAGAAGCACGGCGTGACCGCGAGCAGCACCGGCTACTCCTCGTCGTACCTGCAGGACTCCGACGTGCTCATCACCATCAACACCGACGAGGAGGACGTGCGCAAGAAGCGATACACCATCGACCTCACGCGTACGGGCACACCAACCACGGCCGTCTACGTCTGGGACTTCAACAAGACCGGCGTCCTGCTGGAGGTCGCGGAGGACGAGGCTGAGGACTTCAGCGGGTTCGATGGGACGGACATCTGATGGCACTCGTGCTGGTCCCCGAAGACGTCGAGGCGGTCCTCGACGAACTCGGCATGGGTGTGGGGCGCACCACCGATGACGAGGTCTGGTCCCTGTGCCCTGCGCACTACGAGCGCCTCGGGAAGCAGGACACCAGCCCGACCAACTTCTCGGTGAACATGGACAGTGGCATGTGCTACTGCTTCTCGTGTGGCTACGGCGACACGCTGACCAACATGGTCGCCCGCTACTTCTTCTCCAACGACGCGTGGGCTGCCTCGGGATGGCTGCGCGACCGTGGTGCCACGCTGGTCGACGCCATCGACCGCATCGACCGCAAGGTCAAGAAGAGCCACGTCGAGGCAGGTCTCATTGACGGCACCGACCCCGACTTCAAGTTCGTGCTGTTCTCCGAGCCGCCCCCGCTCGCGCTCGACAAGCGCAACCTGACAGCCGAGGCCTGCGACCGGTTCAAGGTCCGCTGGGACGAGGGCAAGGCCCACTGGATTATCCCCTTCATCGCAGCCGACGGTCGGGTCAAGGGGTGGCAGCGCAAGTGGGACGGCGGCTTCGACAACGAGCCCGCCAAGGTCCGAAAGCGTGAGTTCCTCTTCGGCGTGCACAACCTGTCCGCGTCCCGGGGCATCCTCGTGGAGTCCCCGCTGGACGCTGTCAGGCTGGCCACCGCTGGCTACGAGGGCGGGCTGGCCACCTACGGCGTGGAGATAAGCGACGAGCAGATTGCCCTCCTGCTCAAGTCCGTGGACTCGCTGGTGCTGGCGCTGGACAACGATGCCGCTGGCCACCGCGTGACCCGTGAGTTGATAGAGAGGCTGGGGCGCAGGATGCCCGTGCGCGTCTTCAACTACGAGGGCTCCCGCGCCAAGGACCCCGGCGACATGTCGAACGAGGACATCGACTACAGCATGGACACAGCCAAGAGCACCCTGCTGATGCCCCGGGGGCACTGATGTTCACCGGGACCCTCAAGCCGTTTCAGGAGGACGCCGTCCAGCGCATGCTGGAGCGCGAGTCGATGCTGCTGGCCGCCATCATGGGCTCGGGCAAGGCGCAGCCTGTGTCAGAGCCTGTGCTCACGCCCGAGGGCTTCGTGCCCATGGGGTCGCTGCAGGTGGGCGACGAGGTCGTGGGCTCGGACGGGAAGCCCACTGAGGTGGTTGGTGTGTTCCCGCAGGGGCGTCGTGGGGTCTATCGGGTGACCTTCTCCGATGGCTCGTCCACGCGCTGTGACAGCGAGCACCTGTGGGCGGTGCATACCGCGCAGGACCGCTACAACGACCGCCCTCTCAGGGTCATGACCACCAACGATATCCGGGCCAATGGGACGTTGGACAAGCACGGCAACTCACGCTTCTTCATCCCCATGGCAGGAGTGGTGGACCACCCCGAGCGCGACCTCATGGTGGACCCCTACCTCCTTGGGCTCCTGCTGGGCGACGGATGTCTTCTACACAACCGAGTCACCCTGTCCACAGCAGATCCCGAACTCACTGGCTGGGTCCTCGCACTCGCCCCCGAAGGTGACGTTGAGACGCGGAGAGAGGGAGACTACGACTACCACATCGTCTACCGGGGGCAGCGCAACAACCCCCTCCTCGACCGCCTTCGCCAACTCGGGGTGTACGGACACAAGGCGCACGAGAAGTTCGTCCCCGAGGTCTACCTGCGGTCGTCGGCATCGCAGCGCCTTGCACTGCTGCAGGGTCTGCTGGATACGGACGGCTCGGTGGATGGTGCGCGCACAGGGACCTGCATCGAGTTCTCCTCGGCAAGCCTGCAACTCGCTGAGGCTGTGGCTGACCTCGTTCGGTCCTTCGGAGGGTCCCCCTACCTGCGGAGGAAGACCACGTCGCACCGCGACTCCCACAGGGTCACCTTCACCGTGTGGGAGGGGCTGGAGTTCTTCCGTCTCAATCGGAAGCAGTCAGCAGTCACTACCCCGACCAAGTACGGGCCCCGTCGAAGCATCGTGAGCATCGAGGAGGACGGGGTCGAGGAGGTCCAGTGCATCAAGGTGGCTGCCGAGGACTCCCTCTATGTCACCAAGGACCACATCGTCACCCACAACACCGTGATGACCATCGCTGCCATCGAGCGCCTGATTGAGTCCGGCGAGGTCGAGTCAGGGCTGGTCGTGGTCCCCGCTGCCGTGAAGTTCCAGTGGCTGGAGGCGTTCGAGGAGTTCACCGACGTCGCCCGTGTGCTGGTCATCGACGGGACGCCCTCCCAGCGCGCGGAACAGTACGCCCGCGCTCCTCGCTACGAGTACGTCATCGTCAACTACATGCAGTTGCTCAACGACTGGGACGAGATTGCCTCGCTGCCCATGGACTTCCTCGTCTGCGATGAGGTGCAGGCCATCAAGTCCTTCAAGGCCCAGCGCTCCAAGCGGGTCAAGCAGTTGCTGCCCCGCTACCGCTTCGGGCTCACGGGTACGGCCATCGACAACAAGGCTGAGGAACTGTTCTCCATCATGGAGTGGGTGGACGACTCCGTGCTCGGACACTGGCGGCGCTTCGACAAGACCTTCATCAGCCGCAACCGCTACGGCTGGGTGGAGAAGTACGTCAACCTCCCGCTCCTGCACAACACCATGCAGGAGGCGATGGTCCGCTACTCCTACGAGGACATCAAGGAGTACCTGCCCGGCCGCGAGCAGCAGGCTGTCCTCGTGGCTCAGCGACGCAAGATGCGCACGCTGTACAACCAGATTTCCACCGACCTGCAGGTTGAACTGGCAGCAGCAGCCGGGGCCGGGATGTCCTTCTCGCTGGAGGACCACTACTCCTCAGACTCCTCCGCCTCTCCTGCTGAACTCGCGCAGCGCGGGCGCATCATGAGCCGCATGCAGTGCCTGCTGATGCTGTGCGACCACCCGCAGTTGCTGGTGGAGAGCGCCCGGCGCTTCAACTCCCCCACCGAGAACACCGGCAGCAAGTACGCCGCTGAGATTCATGGACGTGGGTGGCTCGACGACCTGCCCCCCGCCACCAAGTTCGACGACGTGCTCGACTACATAGAGAAGGTCATGGAGGACGATCCGGTGAACAAGGTGGTGCTGTTCTCCTTCTTCTTGCCGACGCTGGACTGGCTCCACGAGGAACTGGGCAAGCGAGGCATCAGGTCCATCACGCACACCGGCAAGATGTCCAACCGCGTCAAGCAGGACGTGCGCAACGAGTTCAAGACCGACCCCGACTGCCGCGTGTTCCTCTCCAGTGAGGCCGGGGGCGTCGGCGTGGACCTGCCCGTGGCCAACTACCTCATCAACTACGACCTGCCGTGGAGCGCGGGGCGCCTCAAGCAGCGCAACTTCCGCATCCAGCGCCTGAGCAGCACCTTCCCCACCATCCACATCCGGGACTTCATCACCGAGGGCTCGCTGGAGGAGAGGCAGTACGCGGTGCTGCGCAAGAAGCAGGCGCTCGACGGCGCCATCATGGACGGCGACTTCGACGACACAGGGGAGTTGGTCATGGACGACATAGGCACGTTGAAGGACTTTCTTGCACAGGCTGGTTGACATGGCCTGTACCCGCCTGTATCCTCGTTCTTCCACCCGTAACTGACACACACGACTTATCGGGAGTCCCACATGAGCAGCAAGAAGAAGGTCCTCGTCCGCACCGGCACCGACCCCCTCCCAGAGGAGGCTCGGCAGTACGTCACGCTCAAGGACACCCACAAGGAACTGGGTGGTCGCATCAAGGACTTGCGCGACCGCCTCATCGACCGTGTGTCGTCCACAGGCACTGAGATTGAGGGCGGGCACCAGTTGCTCTCCCTGCCTGACGACATCGTGGCAGCCACTGGCATCAAGGCGTTCAAGCGCGAGAAGCGCGTGAGCCAGTCCTTCCGCGAGGACGAGTTGATGGCCATGCTCAAGGACAAGGGCCTCTACAAGGACGTGACCAAGACGGTCCGCGTGCTGGACGAGGACGCCCTGAGCGCCGCAGTATTCGAGGGCAAGATTTCCGAGGCCGAACTCAACTCTGTCGTTGACCAGAAGGTCTCGTGGGCACTCACCATGGAGAAGAAGTGATGGCGGACTACACCGAGATGACAGCCAGCGCAGTGCTTGCGGACCTGAAGGGTCCCGGCTCTGTAAACGAGGACGGAGAGGTCTGGGACGGTGACACCTTCGTCAGCCCCTCTGTCTGGGGGAGCATGCGAGCCCTGCCCCCCGAGACTCCCATCGAGCAGTCCAAGGCGAAGTTCAAGGCGGAGTACCTGAAGACCTTCAAGAACCGCATCACGGACAGGGAGCGTGAGGTCAAGGACGCCGAGTCTCGACTCATCAGTGCTGTCGATGACCTTCGCATCGCAGAAGCCCACGCAGACAGGTGGTACGGCTCATGAAGCCCGGAGACTCCCTGACCGCTGTGGAGGTCGCCGTCGTGGCCAAGGCGATGGACTGGTACGAGAGGCAGTGGCCCTTCGACCCTGAGAAGAAGTCCTTCGCCTTATCCCCGTTCTTCCCCGAGGTGCGCGGCGAGGTGCTACCTCCCAAGGTCGAGGTCCATCACTTCGACGGATGGCGCATCGGCTGGATAACGGTCGAAGACGGCATCTCTCGTTTCGTGCGCGACTACAAAGAGGACCCAGCGTGACCGACCCGGCCAAGACCTACCCCGGCTCCAAGCAGGTGCGCCGCCTCGTACGCGGTGACACCGTCGAGCCCGAGGCCCCCGAGTGGCGCATCGACCCACGGTCGTACCTCGTCAACGGGAAGCCCGTGGAGTTCTTTGCCATCGGCTCGCTCGCGACAGCGCTCAACCGCAGCGTTCAGACCGTCCGCCGGTGGGAGCGCAAGGGATGGATTCCCGAGGCCACCTTCCGCACCAGCGGCAAGAAGAAGGACCGCCTCTACACCGAGGTGCAAATCAAGGGGCTGCTCATGCTGGCACGCGAGGCAGACCTGCTGGACCCCTCGTCTCGCAAGCCCGTGGGGGACACCGACTTCCCCGCGCGTGCCCACAAGTTGTTCGAGCGACTGGAGCAGGGATGAGGGCGTTCGCCGTTGCGTCCATAATCGCGTTCATCGTCGTCTACTCCCTGCTGGAAGGAGTCCTCTGATGCAAATCTCAATGGGACACGGCTTCAAGATTCGACTCGGCAACTACGAGATGGACGAGGCCAGCACCCACGTCACGATGAACCACCGCGACCTCGGCTACACCGACGAGGAGTGGGACGTCTACGTCAGCGACGTAGGACACGAGGAGGCGTTCGGGGAGTTGTCTAACGCTGTCCGGGGTCACCTCTACGACACCCTGCTCGGTGAGTTGCAGGCCGTCGAGCCCTACATCGTCGAGCCCGAGGAGACGTTCGTACCCCTCTGGCTGGCAGACCACGAGCCCGTAGCGCAGAAGAAGCGCGGCTCCTAGCACCGGCAGTGTCACACCCCTGCCGTACAACTTCATAGAACCCTGCGGGCAACCGTTCGCAGGCTCGCCAACTAGCACCCCACAGGAGGGTCACCCCATGGCGACATCAACACGTCGCGGCTCACGTCGCGGCACCACCGAAGAAGAGAAGCCCAGCCCATCGCGGCGAGGCGACTCCTCAGGCTCACGTGGTCGCACTCGCGGCTCGCGTAGGGATGAGGAGGACGAGGAGACTGAGGAGTCTCCTGAAGAGGAGAGCCGTGGTTCCCGCAGGGGACGACGGGCCAGCGCTGAGGACGATCGTCCCAGCCGTCGTCGTGCTGCAGAGTCCGACGATGACGACAAGGGTCCCAAGCGGGCTCGCGGTCGCCGTGGTTGGGGAGCAGCCGACAAGCAGCACGCTGTCACCAAGTCCAGCAGCAGTGACTACGTGCCCCGGGAGACCATCTGGAAGCCCGGTGAGGAGTTCACGCTGGTGAAGTTCGTGGCGGACGAGCCTTTCGTCTCCTACGCGCAGCACTGGATTAACGCCAAGCCCAAGGGCCGCGCTGGGTGGGAGTGCATCGCACCCCTTCCCTACGACGACGATGACTCCGACAAGTACGGCGAGGTGGGAGACTGCCCGCTGTGCGAGTTCCTCGACGACGGTCCGCGCATGCAGGTGATGTTCAACGTCATCATCTTCAACGAGGACCTTGACGAGTGGGAGTACCGCGTCCTGCGTGCTGGCGTCACTCTGACTGACCAGTTGAAGGCTCTCAACGAGGGTCGTCACGGCCCGCTCTCCAAGTTCTACTGGGAGATTATGGCCACAGGCACGAAGGGCTCCTACAGCCCCAACTGCTCGGTGGTTCGTGACCGTGACCTGCCCGAGGACTGGGACCTCGACCCCCTCTCTGAGGACGCGGTCGAGGAACTCACTGCCAACGCGTACACCGAGGACATCATCTCGTTCCCGACGTACAAGCAGTTGGAAGACCTCATCGACGAGATGATGGAGTCCTGACCCCATGAACCGTCCCCCTGTGCAGCGCCTCACGCGTACGCCCACCGTCACCACGGAGGCAGACGCCGAGGCCTTGATTGACCACTACCTACAGCAGGAGGCCTTCGCCTTCGATGTGGAGTCGGTCGGTGAGCACAGGGGGACCGGGGCTCTGGCTCAGGTGACGTGGCTGTCCATGGCTACCCATGGGCGCGTTGACGTCATACCACTGGGCCATCCCCACGGGGAGTTGGTCAAGCGTGCCTACACCCGCCGGGAGAAGTACTTCGACCCTGAGGTCCTGACGGAGGTCACCAAGGTCCCCAAGACCCAGTACCGCTCGGTCTCCGAGCCAGCCCAGTGGACCCCGGCGCCCCCGCAGTTGCGGCACAGCCAGTTCTGGAAGATTGCTGAACCTCTCTTCATGAGCGAAGAGATAGTCACGGTCTGCCACAACTCGCTGTACGACCTCGCGGCAGTGAGCAAGTACCTGCCGTCCAAGCCAGCCCCGCCCTACGACGACACCATGTTCATGGCCCGCCTCATCGACGAGGGCAGCCGCATGGGTCTCAAGTCCATGGTCGAGAAGGGCAACAAGGTCTCGACCTCAGACCCCCGACACTTCCCCGGCTACGGGCACAAGTACGACCACGAGAACGTCGGGCGCGCGGTCGAGAAGCACCCCTTTGGCAAGGTCGCCCGCTACGCCGCGCTGGACGCGATGTACACGTGGTGGCTCTGGCAGGACCTGTGGCCCATCCTCGAACTCCACAAGGACGTGGAGACCATCTACCTCGCGGAGATGGACCTCTACGAGTACCTGCTGGACATGCACCTTGAGGGCCAGCCGGTCAACAAGGAGGCGCTGTACGAAATCTCCGAGGTCTTCACCAAGGACCTGCACGAGGCAGAGAAGGCCGTGTACGCGGAGGCAGGGAAAATCTTCAACCTCAACTCCCCCGTGCAGATGCGCGAGGTGCTGTTCGAGGACCGCGACAACGAGCCGGTCAAGATGACCGACGGTGGTGACCCCTCCACGGACAAGGAGGTGCTGTCAGCGCTGGAGCACAAGGACCCCATCGCCGCCAAGATTCTGCACTTCCGAGAGTTCAACAAGATGGTCTCCTCCTACCTCGGGGAGACCATGGAGGACGGTGACGTCGAGGGAGGCCTCGGGCGCTTCATCATCGACGGCCGCATCCACACCGACCTCAAGCCATGGGGAACCGTCACAGGACGCTTCAGTAGTTCAGATCCTAACCTTCAGAACATCCCGCGCCGGGGCGAGCACGCCCACCTGATGCGCAAGTTGTTCGTGGCGCCCCCGGGCTACCACCTCATCGTGGCTGACTACAGCCAGATTGAGTACAGGGTGCTCGCCCACTACAGCGGCGACCCCACGCTCATCAAGGCCTTCGAGGACGGGTACGACCCGCACGCTGCCGTGGCCTCCATGCTGCTGGGCAAGGCCATCGACGAGGTCACCCCCGAGGAACGCGACCTCGGCAAGGCCCAGCCGGTGGACGAGCCTGTCCTAACACCGGACCGAGGGTTCGTCCCGATGGGCTCTCTCGTCGTAGGGGACTTTGTCGTCGGCTCGGACGGGCAGCCCACCGAGGTGCGCGGCGTCTTCCCCCAAGGGGTGCGTCCCACGTACCGGGTCACCTTCTCCGACGGGTCGAGTACCCGCTGCGACGAAGAGCACCTGTGGTCGGTTAGTTTCCGGGGGCGACCTAAGACGGTCACCGTCCGAGAGATGCTGGCCCGTGGGCTACGGGACACCCGAGGGATGGAGCGGCTGTGGGAGGTCCCCCTCCTTGCCGCGCCGGTGCAGCACTCGCACGCCGCGCTCCCAGTCCCCCCCTACCTTATGGGGGCGCTGCTAGGCGACGGCTCCTTCCGAGGGGGGAGTGTGTCCTTCTCCAGCGAGGACGCCGACGTGGTCGCCCGCGTAAGGGACGAGGTGGAGACGACCTTTACGGGTACCTCGCTAGTCCACCTCTCTGGCGTCGACTACTCCGTTACTACTGGGAGCGTGGGTGTCCACCCGGCCCCCGCGCAGACCTTGTTCCGAGAGATGGGGTTGTGGGGGGAGAAGAGCCAGACCAAGTTCGTGCCGGACGGGTACCTCGTAGCCTCAGAGCACCAGCGGCTGGACCTTCTTCGGGGCCTCATGGATACCGACGGGTGGGTCGTGTCTCTGGGCAGCGGCGCCGGGTTCTCGTCGGCGTCCCGGCCGCTGGCGGAGGCGGTCGTGTCACTGGTGCAGTCCTTAGGCGGCGTCGCGACGCTTAGAGAGAAGGCGACGACCCACCTACCTGCCTTCGTGGTCCACGTAAACATGAGGCAGTGCCCCTTTTGGATGAGCCGTAAAGCCTCCTCGTGGAAGCCGCAGGCTCGCGCCCTGCGCCGGGTCGAGTCCATCGAGCGCGTCGCCGACGAGATGTCCCAGTGCATCCGAGTAGCGGCTGGCGACTCTCTGTACGTCACGCGCGACTACGTGCTTACCCACAACACCTTCAACTTCGCACAGATTTACGGCGCGGGCAACGAGAACCTCGCCAACGGTCTGGGCGTGACCATCAACCAAATCAAGGCCTTCCGCAAGAAGTACGACGAGGACTTCCCGCTCGTGGGCAAGTTCAGCCGCTACGTGGTCCACAAGGCGCGCAAGCGTCAGCCCACCCCCTACATCTCCACGCTCGGGGGACGCCGCAGGCACCTCCCCGCCCTGCTGTGGAGCGACAGCGAGTTGCGTTCGGCCGCTGAGCGACAGGCTGTCAACTCCCTGATTCAGGGCTCCGCTGCAGACATCATCAAGTTTGCAATGCTAGATGTAGGGGACGGTCTCAAGGACTACCCTGACTGGCACATGCTGCTGACGGTGCACGACGAGTTGATGCTGATGGCTCCCGAGGAGGAGGCCCCAGACTGCGCCGTGTTCTTGCAGGAGACCATGGAGGCCGTCGAGGCCATCGACGTCCCGCTGGTGGCCGAGGCCGCGCACGGGAGCAACTGGAACGAAGCGAAGTAGGAGGCGACGATGTCGAACGACTGGTGGTCCAAGAAGTTGGGCGGTGGCGGGAACCCGGCGCCCCCTCCCGCCACGACTACGCCACAGCAGCAGTCGCCCATGCAGCGCACCGCGCAGGGGTCGGGCATGCCCATGCGCCCCGAGGCCAAGGCCGCTCCGCAGGACGTCACCGAGGGCGCTGCCCGCATCCACGACTCCGAGAACTACGACGGCATCCGGCGCAAGAGCGTGGAGACCGGCAACGACGGCACCTGCCCTGAGTGCGGTGGCCACAACTACTTCGAGAACATCCGCAGTGGCAACCGCGCGACAGGTGGCAAGCCTGCTACGCCCCGCTGCTACGAGTGCGGCTACCCCATCACCCACGGATTGAATGCCTCATGAGCGAAGCACCCCGCAAGACGGCCTCCGAGGTCGCGGACGAACTCAACTCCAAGTTCGACACCGACCACCCAGTCGTCGTGCGAGGCGCTGACCTACAGGACCAGACCATCCGCAGGCTGCCCACGGGCATCTACGCGATGGACGCTGCCCTCGGTGGTGGCTGGCCCATCAAGCAGTGGAGTGAAATCTACGGCTACGAGTCCAGCGGCAAGACGGCGGTGGCCCTGCAGACCATCGCTGCCAACCAAGCCCTCGACCCCAACTTCGAGGTCGTGTGGGTAGCAGCCGAGGAGTACGTCGCTCCCTACGCACGCATGTGGGGCGTGGACAACAGCCGCGTCCACCTCATCGAGACCAACGTCATGGAGGAGGCACTGCAGCGCATGCTTGCCTTCGTCGAGGCGCGCTCCGTGGACATGGCAGTCATTGACAGCCTCCCGATGCTGGTGCCCAACGAGGAGCGCGAGAAGGACATCATCGACGTGCAGGTCGCACTGCAGGCTCGCATCACTGGCAAGTTCTTCCGCAAGATTAGGCACGCTGGCAAGCGCAGCCTCATCGTGGAGGACCGCCCGGTCACGGGCATCATCCTCAACCAGTACCGAGCCAACGTCGGTGGCTGGGCTCCCCATGGGCAGGAGGCACTCATCACCCCGGGTGGCAAGGCCAAGAACTTCGCCTTCTTCACACGGGTCGAGTTGACGGCCACCGAGACACTCAAGCACCCCGACAAGAAGCAGTACACCTCGCGCGGCAACACCACCTACATCCCTATCGGCTCCGAGGTCCGAGCCAAGGTCGTGAAGAACAAGTCCGCCCCCGAGGGACGCATCGCTGTCTTCGACATGTACTTCGACGACGGGGGCGAGGTGGAGAAGGGGCACATCGACAGGGGCAAGGACCTGTTCATGACTGCCTCCTTCCTCGACGTCATCGTGCGCAAGGGTGCCTACTACTACTTCGACGACGGCACCGAGGACATGCACCAGATTGCTCGGGGCAAGGACAAGACCTACGCCAACATCCTTGAGGACGAGAGCCTCTACCAGCGCATCGACAAGGAGATGCGGGAGAGGATGCTGTCGTGAGCAAGCAGAACATGAGGCACAGCCGAGAGCAGGAGCAGCGCGTCGCCAAGGTGCTCGGAGGCAAGCGCCATGCCTACAGCGGCTCGCGCCCCGAGCAGGACGGTGACGGCCACGTCGGTGAGGACTCACGGGCGCTGGACTACATCCTGCTGGAGTGCAAGAGAACCAACGGCACCGAGCAGATAACCATCAAGCGCAAGGACCTCTCCAAGCACAAGAAAGAGGCACGGCAGGTGGGCCGAGAGCCCGTGCTGGCCTTCGAGTTGGGCGGCGACTACGCCATCGTGGACCTGAACTACCTCGCTGAACTACTCGCGGAGGTACGCGATGAAGAGTGACACGATGAAGGAACTGCTCAAGACCTTCAAGAACGACAGCCCTGTGCTGGGTCCTGTGCACCGACACCTGATGAGCCTCGACCCGTGGGAGGGCAGGCGCAAGGACGTCATCCACCCCTCGGAGTTGGCGGGCGATGACTTCTGCCCGCGCTCCGTCTGGTACCGGCTGATGGGAGTGGAGGAGGACTCCGCTGTCGTACCCATCACTCGCGAGGTCATATTCGAGGCTGGCCACGAGTACCACCGCAAGTGGCAGAACTGGCTCTGGCGTGCGGGACGTCTCGGTGGCAAGTTCGCCTGCCTGTCCTGCGGTGCTACGTGGAGCGACGTGTCCCCGCTGGCGTGCGAGGCCTGCGCTGCTCCCCTCCGCTTCCTCGTCTACAAGGAGGTGCCCGTCCGCGATGAGGAGCACAACATCAGCGGCCACGGGGACGGACTCGTCGTACCCCGAGACGGTGAGGACGAGCCCATCCGCCTGCTGGAGGTCAAGTCCATCGGGGAGGGCACCGTCCGCTGGGACGCTCCCTCGCTGCTGGTCAAGCACACCCACAAGGTGGACGGCCGCAAGGTCATCGACCTGCGTGGGGTGTGGAAGGACATCCGTACGCCGCTGATTCCACACCTGCGGCAGGTCACCATCTACGGACGCATCCTCGGTATCGAGGAGGCCGTCGTCCTCTACGAGTTCAAGCCCACCGGCCAACTCAAGGAGTTCGTCGTCAAGTTGCGGCACGAGGCAGTGGAGCCCCGCTTCGAGTCCGCCCTAGAAGTCATGGCCGCGACGCGGTCAGGTATCGCCCCGACATGCAGCAAGAGGGGTGGCGGTTGCGACCGCTGCGCCCCATTCGAGAAGGACAGCACTGATGAGCAAGAGACTGAGGAAGACAGGAAGCCGGAGTCACGCCGACGCCGCCGCCGGGAGGCTGCTGCAGGCAGGTCTGGAGCCGTACGAGCGCCCGCAGGGGAGACGGCCGAACCTGACGAGGAGCGTGGACGAACTGGACGACCACGAACTGATGGAACTGTTCGGGGAACTCGTCGCTTGGTCCGCGTTCGTGAACACGCTGCTGAATGAGCGCATCAGCGACGCAGAGCAGGCCGAGGAGGACTACGAGCAGACCTTCTCCACGGCGCTGACCGACCACCACATCGAGTCGGTGACCGTGGCCAAGGCCTACGCCACCGCCAGCCCTGCCGTAGCGGAGGCCAAGGAGAAGTTCCAGATGCTTGACGCCGAGCGACGCGCGTTCCGGGCCTACTACGAGAACCTCAAGGAGGACCAGTTCTACCTCAGTCGAGAGTTGACGCGGCGAGGACACGGGGCAGCCTTCGACCGGCGCGACGACCGCTGGGGCAAAGGATGAGCAGGCTCTACCGCCACCGAGGTGTCTTCAACCTCCCCGAGCCTGATTTCGGTGACCCCATCACCGGTGAGGGCGAGTACGTCGTGGGCCTCGACCCGAGCCTGACCGCCTACGGCATCACGGTGATGAGCCTCAACAACTCCGAGGACTGGTCAACGTGGGTCATCAAGGTCAAGTCTCGCGGGGCTCCCCGGCTCGTCCAGATTCGGGAGCACATCCTGACGCGACTGACAGGGCTGGACCTCCGACTTGCTGTGATGGAGGGCTACTCCTACGGCTCGTCCAAGTCCCAGTCCCACAAGGCCGGGGAGTTGGGTGGGACCATCAAGACCGCGTTCCACGACGCCAGCCTCCCGCTGCCACACACCATGGCTCCCTCCTCGCTGAAGAAGTTCGCCACGGGCTCGGGCAACGCGAGCAAGTCCGAGATGCTGCTGCAGGTCTACAAGCGCTGGGGTGTGGAGTTCGACGACGACAACGCGGCCGACGCCTACGCCTTGGCGAGGGCTGCGTTCTACCTCATCAACCACGGCAGCGAGGAGATTACGAAGTTCCAGCGCGACTGTCTCAGCAAGATAGGAGAGCCCGAGGGGTAGGCTGAGTGGAACTTGAAGCCTGCTGAAACGATGAGACGATGTCGACTGTCGATACCACTGAGGATGTCCTACGCGTAGGCGGAGGCACCGCACCGGAGCAGTTGGCTGGCGCCATCGCTGCCGCTGTCAACAAGGGGGAGCCCCCGACGCTGAGAGCCATCGGTGCAGCAGCCGTCTCTCAGGCAGTCAAGGGCTGCATCATTGCCAGCCAGTACGTGGCAGCCACGGGGCACAACATCGCCTTCAAGCCGGGCTTCACCAACGTCGACATCAACGGCAAAGAAATCACGGCGATTACGATGAGAGTGGTGGTTGACTGAGCATGCTGAACCGAGGACAGTTCGAGGGCCCGTACTCCCAGTGGGGAGAGGCGCCCGAGTTCTCTGGCACTCGCGAGTACGCCGGGTCCTTGGCTGACGCTCCCGCCTTCCCCGACAGGCAGGTTGAGGGCTCCTACACCACGGCCAAGGCCAACTCCATCCAGCAGGAGAAGGACGAGTGGCGCACTGAGTTCGGTGGCCGTACGCCCTCGGGGATTGTCCACCCCAACGCCCTCAAGAAGAAGCGCTCGGGCACGGAGTACCCCTACGACAGGGACTTCATCAAGCAGCAGAAGGGCCCCGTCACCGTCGGGGAACTCGACCCGAGACTGCTCCACGGTGTCCAGCGCGGCGTGCACAAGCAGGGCGTGGAGCACTACCTCGGTGACCAGTACCAGCGCACCGGCAACACCTTCGAGCAGTCCAAGGGCCTCCCACCTACCGAGGCCAACCGCCTTCCCACTGTGTACCGACGGG